GCATCAAATCCAGCTCCTTTAGGTTGGACAGGAACAACTTATCCAGGCGCAACAAAAACATTAACTGGCACAGTTTCAGGGACACATACAATAACAACTCATGGTAGTACAGTTGTAACAGAGGTCGCAAAAGAAGTATCTCTTGCTGGAGCTAAATGGTCTGTAAGTTCTGGTCATTCCGCAGTATTGACTTATGTCGGAGGAACAGCAACATCTCAACTTGCATATTTAACTGGTGGTGGAGTTTGGGATGAAACTAATCATTTTATTCCTATAACTAAAGGTACTGCCGCTGGAGCCGGTGTTACATTTGGAGACATTCAAATTGCATCTCATGGAGCTGCAGCTGCTGACAGTATTTCTATACAAGCAACAATCAAAAAATTATCAGGCTATAATGTTCCTAATTATGAAGGTAACAGTATATTAGGATATAACTACAGGGGATAAATGAAAACTTTTACCGAATTTAAAAACGATATACTTATCGATGAAGATCTGGATGAGAAGGTAGTTAAACGAGCAAAAGTTTCAGCTGCTGATAAACGAGATCAAAAAATGAACTATCGTAAGAATAAAAATAAAATTAAGATGAGACAGAAGAAATATCAAAAATCTTCAGGATTTAAGATGCTTCAAAAAAAGAAAGCTAAAATGAAGAAGATGGGTAAAACTGCTACTGGAAGAGATATTTCTGTAAAGGGTGGTTCTGGTTCTGAAAAGAAACGATCTGAACTTCAAAAGAATTTAAGGAAATAATGAAATCTTTTAAAGACCTATTGTCTGAATTGACTGTTCAACAGAGAATTCAAGCCTCAATTAGAGGAAAACGAAATGCCAAGAAAGCGGCAAGGGGTCGGGCGCGTGCTGCAAAGAAAGCACCATCTGAAGATAAAGTTAAGTCAGCGGTTACTCGAGCAATAAGTAAGAAAGCATTTGCAATAGTTGACAAAGCAGGAGAATATGTAAATGCGGGTGCTGGGAAAAAAGCTACGATAGAATTAAAAGCAAAGAAATTAGCAGCAAAAAAATCGGCCAGTTGGTCTAAGAAATTAAAACCAGAAATTAGAAAACACATGAAAGATGCCTTTAAGTCCAGAATGGGTAAAGGTTCAGATTCAGTCCACCATGACGAAAATTAGGAGAAGTATATGAGATTAATTAGCGAAGAAGTTACCAATGTAGAATTTCTTACAGAGGCCAATAAGACCGGAGGTAAGAGTTATTTTATAGAAGGTATTTTCATGCAAGCAAATACTAAAAACCGAAATGGTAGGATTTATCCACAAGGTATTCTTCAAAAGGAAGCTAAACGGTATAATACAGAATTTATCGAAAAGAAAAGAGCTTTCGGTGAATTAGGACATCCAGACGGGCCAACAGTCAATCTGGAAAGAGTTTCTCACATGATTGAGGAACTTGTAGAAGTTGACCAAAATTTCATGGGTAGAGCTAAAATTTTAGATACTCCATACGGAAAGATAGTAAAGAATCTCATTGATGAAGGTGCTCGTTTAGGCGTTTCATCAAGAGGAATGGGTTCATTGAAACCTACAAAGGACGGCATTCAAGAGGTGCAGGGTGATTTTTATCTCGCCACTGCAGCTGATATTGTTGCTGATCCTTCTGCTCCAGATGCATTTGTAGCTGGAATCATGGAGGGTAAAGAATGGATTTGGGACAATGGTTTGTTAAAAGAACGACAAATTCAAGAATATAAAACCCAAATTGAAAAATCATCTAGAAAAGAACGAGAACAGACACTTGTTCAATCTTTTGAAGATTTCATTTCTAAACTCTAAATATAAATTTTTATAAATAATAATAAGTTATCATTACTACTAATAATAGGAGATTTTCAATGTCTGAAGAAATTTTAGAACAAACGGCTGGAGAACTGGAAGAAGAGCAACAAGCTGTTGCGATGTCTTCGGGCGAAGGGATCTTAGACGAGTCAAAAGCTAAGGTAAAAGAAGCGAAAGCTAAAGTAAAAGAAGAAGATGAAGAAGAAGAAGGTGACGAGGAAGAAGAAGTATCAGAAGAATCTGAAGAAGAAGATGAGGAAGAGGAAGAGGTTGAAGAAGCCGTTTCCACTCCTAAAACTAAAGCTGGTATGATTAAGGCACTTTATAACCAACTAAACAGTATGAAGAAGGCCGATCTTTCTGACTCATTCTCAAAAATCATGGGTTCTACTCTTGCTGAAGAAGAGGAAGAAGAGTCTGATGATGATGATGAAGAAGAAGTAAAATCTGGTTATAAGATGGAAAATAAAAAACTCAAGAAAGAAGATCTTGATATCAATGTCAAAGAAGACATGGCTGCACTAGTAAGTGGTGAAGATCTTTCTGAAGAGTTTAAGACTAAAGCTTCCACAATATTTGAAGCAGCAGTTACAGCTAAAGTAATTTCTGAAGTCAATCAAAGGGTTGATGAATTAGAAACAAGTTACAAAAAAGAAATTTCTGAAGCAAAAGAAGAAATGACAAGCTCCTTGACAGAAAAGACTGATGGATATCTCAGTTATGTTGTAGAAGAGTGGATGAAAGAAAATGAACTAGCAGTAGAACGAGGTGTTCGTTCTGAGTTAGTTGAAGATTTCATGTCAGGGCTCAAAAATCTATTTACTGAGCATTACATTGACATTCCAGAAGAAAAAGTTGACCTCGTAGATGATCTTTTCGAGAAAGTTGAAGAACTTGAGAAGAAACTTGATGAGTCAGTTAATTCCAATGTGGAAACAAAACAAGAACTTTCAAAGTACAAAAAAGATGAAGCGATAAGAACTGTTTCTGAAGATTTGGCTGATACTGAAAGAGAAAAATTAGAAAAACTTTCTGAAGGTGTAGACTATGAAGATGATGTCCAATATAAAGAAAAATTGGCTGTTATCAAAGAGAACTACTTCCCACAAAGTTCAAAAGAAACTGTTCAACCCTTAACTGAAGAAGTAGAAAATACTGAAACAGATGATGTTGTTGAGCAATCAGATGCAGGTGTAGATTATTACGCAAAAGCGTTAACCCGGCATAACATTAACAACTAACTTTTAACAACATCCATTTTTTAGGAGATAAAATATGTATCTAGCTGAAGGACTACAGAAAAAATGGGCTCCCATCTTAGAGCACGCAGACCTGCCAAAGATTAAGGATTCCTACAGGAAAGCGGTTACCGCCGTTCTTCTGGAAAACCAAGAAATTGCTATGAGAGAAACCGCCGAATCTGGTGGTGGATCTTTTGGTATGATGAGTGAAACAACCAACGTAACAGCTGCGACTTCAAGTCATCCATCACCAATAACGTATCAAGATCCAGTTATGATCTCAATGATTCGTTCCGCAATGCCTAATCTCATTGCTTATGATGTTTGTGGTGTACAACCAATGACTGGACCTACTGGACTCATTTTCGCAATGCGTTCCAAGTATGACACTCAAAATGGTACAGACACAATGTACAACGAACCAGAATCCACACATTCAGGTGATGCTGGTGGAGATGCAGGATCAGCTGGTACAGCTGGTGTCGCTGGTGCACAAGGTGGGTCACCCGCATTGGCATTGAACGATGTTGGTAATACTGCTGCAATTGGTGAACAACTCGGAACTGCCGGTACTGCCGGTACTGCTGGGGACGATTTCCAACAAATGGCTTTCTCAATCGACAAAGTTACAGTAACAGCTAAGACACGTGCACTCAAGGGTGAGTACTCGATGGAATTAGCACAGGATCTTAAAGCCGTTCACGGTTTGGATGCTGAAACAGAATTGGCTAACATAATCTCTGCTGAGATTTTGGCTGAAATTAACCGTGAAGTTATCCGCACAATTTATTTTAGTGCTGCTCATGGTGCACAACATAACACAACAACAGCTGGTGTTTTTGACCTTGACACAGATTCTAACGGACGTTGGTCTGTTGAGAAGTTTAAAGGTTTGATGTTCCAAATTGAACGTGAAGCTAATGCAGTCGCAAAAGCCACACGTCGCGGTAAGGGTAACATCATCATCACATCCTCAGACGTAGCATCTGCACTCGCAATGAGTGGAGTAATGGACGGATCTGGAATTGATGACTCAGGAAATACGTTTGTTGGAACACTTAACGGTCGATTCAAAGTTTATATCGATCCTTATTTCAGTGCTTCTGCAACAAATTTCTTCGTTGTTGGATACAAAGGTTCATCTGCTTATGATGCAGGTCTTTTCTACTGTCCTTACGTTCCATTGCAAATGGTTCGTGCGGTTGGTGAGAATTCCTTCCAACCTAAGATTGGATTCAAAACACGTTACGGAATGGTTGCAAATCCATTTAGTAACAGTGCTATTGACCCATTCACAGGTGCAGTTGCAACTGGTACAAACGCTTATTACAGGACTGTCCGAGTTGACAATCTTATGTAAGAAATTCTCCTAGTTTTTCGCTACACTAGGGGGCCGTTGAGGGGGAAGGTCGGGAAACTGATCTTCCCCTTTTTTTATGCTTACTAAATATAGATAATAGATAGTTTGGTATTTCTTAATATATAAGGTAAATTTCATATGTCGGCTCTGCAGTCTCTCCCATCTAATTTAAGTTATCTGTCACCAGTAAGTTTTAAATTTGCTGTTGGAAGATATCCGGCTGTAAATTATTTCTGTCAAACTGCCAACTTGCCTGGGGTTAGTATTAGTACAATTCCATTTATCACTCCACTCAAAAATGTGGAAGATCCGGGCGATGAGGTTATGTTTGAACAACTATCCATTAGAATGATTATTGATGAAAATTTACAAAATTGGTTATCTATATGGGATTGGATTAATGTTTTGGGTGCACCTACAGATATAACATCTAAAGAACAAGGAAGACGCCGAACCGCGGGAGAACTTAAATCAGAAGCTATTTTAACTGTACTAACAAGTAATATGAATCCACAAATAAATATTAAATTCCATGATATGTGGCCAGTATCTCTTTCGGGTATTAACTTTGATTCTACATTAACAGATATTGAATATGCAACAGCGGATGTTTCTTTTCAATATGATGTATATGAAATACAAAACTTACTTAATAATGAAACTACATTTTCTGGACTTCCTATTAACAGGGGCTAAGGAGTAAAATTGAAACTTGAAGAAATTCAAGAGTTTTGGAATGCAGATCGTGAAATTGACATTACAGAATTAGCAACTGAATCTGTAAGAATTCCTCAGATACACGATAAGTATCTAAAAATCTACATAGATGAACGTATAAGGCTTAAAGGTCTACAATTTGAGTTAACCAAACTGGTTCGACTTAAAACGGATTACTATGCCGGAAAACTAACTCAAGAAGAGTTGGAAAAATTAGGATGGGAGCAATTTCTACAACGACTCCTTAAAAATGAGATATCTACTTACATAGAATCTGATTCGGATATTATCAAACATAAGAAAAACATTGTACTCATAGAAGAAAAATGCTACTATTTGGATTCAATCATAAAAATGATTTCCAATCGTGGGTTTCAGATTAAGGGTGCTATAGATTGGATAAAGTATAAGAGTGGAATCGTCTAATGTAACTATAACCAAGATTAATGAAGTTTATATTAGAGTTGATGCTGACCAATCTATTGCTCAGGAAATCTCAGATCATTTCACTTTTCTTGTACCAGGACATACCTTCATTCCTGCATTCCGTAAAAAATTATGGGATGGGAAGATCCGAATGTATAATGTGATGAATCATATGCTCTATCATGGACTTCTACCACACCTATGTAAGTTTTTATACCTTAGAGAATATACTGTTCAATTTGAATCTAACTTTACAACTCCACAGATTGAACTTACAAGTGCAGATTTACCCAAACTTCCAGAGGTTATTAAACCAAGATTATACCAAATAGATGCTGTAAATCATGCTCTCTCTAATCAAAGAACTCTTTTACTATCTCCTACCGCTTCAGGGAAATCTTTGATTATCTATATATTAGTAAGATATTTAAAGTTGAAGACGTTAATACTTGTTCCAACAACATCTCTTGTTTCACAAATGTATACTGATTTTAGAGAATATGGATGGGATGTAGCAAATAACTGTCATACTGTAATTGCTGGAAGAGATAAGGGTTCAGAACTGCCTGTTATCATTTCAACATGGCAATCAATTTATAAAATGCAACAACAATATTTTGAACAATATGAACTTGTGATTGGAGATGAAGCTCATGGCTTTAAGTCAAAATCTCTTACTTCCATAATGACCAAATGTGTCAATGCAAAATATCGAATAGGAACAACTGGAACACTTGACGGCACTCAAACTCACAAATTAGTACTTGAAGGTCTGTTTGGTAAGGTTTATAAGGTAACGTCTACCAAAAAACTTATTGATGATAAACACCTATCAGCATTTCAAATAAATGCCATAGTGTTAAAACATCCTGCTTCCATTTGTTTTGATTTAAAAAACATCAGCTACCAAGAGGAACTTGAGTATTTGATAGGGTCAGAATCTAGAAATAAATTCATAGTAAATCTGACTAATAGTATGAATGGTAACACACTTTTATTGTTTCGTTTTGTAGAAAAACATGGAAGTATACTCTACGATATGATAAAGAAAGGATCAAGTGGAAATAGAAAAATCTTCTTCGTTTATGGAGGAACACCTGCTGACACCAGAGAACAAATTAGACATGCTGTGGAGTCGGAACACAATGCCATTATCGTTGCGAGTTATGGCGTGTATAGTGTTGGCGTCAATATTAGGAATCTCTCTAACATCATTTTTTCTAGCCCTTCTAAGTCGCGTATAAGAAATTTACAAAGTATCGGTCGCGGACTCCGAAAAATAAAGGGAAAGAAAATAGCAACTCTTTACGACATCGCAGATGATTTGAAGTGTAATGATAAAGATAATTATACTCTAAATCATTATTATGAGAGGATGAAAATTTACAAGGAAGAGAAATTCGCAGTTACTAATTTTCATGTTCAGCTAAAGCAGTAATGCCTACAGTTATTACCTATTTCGTTGACACTTCATTATACCATACGGTCAAGCGTTTGTCAAGCGACTGATTTGGGGGGTTGACAAACTGCACCTTTTGTGGTATAATTATAGTATTCAAAAATTACAAATAGAAAAAGGAAGTTATGGCCAATTATGTAGATAATCAAAGATTTCTTGAAGAAATGGTTGCTTTTCAGGCGGCTATAGTAGAAGCTAAAAAGAATTCTACAGAGTTACCTCAATGTCCAGAGTACATTGGAGAATGTTATTTAAAAATTGCTCAGAGACTTTCCTTTAGACCTAACTTCATAAATTATGCCTTTCGTGAAGAGATGATTTCAGATGGAATAGAAAATTGTATTCAGTATATGAGTAATTTTAGTCCAGAGAAATCTAAGAACCCCTTCGCATATTTTACTCAAATTATCTACTATGCCTTCATTAGAAGAATTCAAAAAGAAAAGAAACAATTATACATAAAATACAAAACTATGGATAGTCGTGCATCTCTTGGCGATAATGTTGAATTATCTACTAATGATAAACCTGAAAATTATGTATTTGAAACTATGACTAGTGACCAAAAAGTAAATATGTATGAGTTTATTTCAAACTTTGAAGAGGCTAAGAAAAAGAAAAAGGTAGTAGCTGTAAAGAAAGCTACATCACTTGAATTATTTATGGGAATGTAATATGTCAGAAAATGAACAAACTGAAGTAAAAGAACATACAATTGAAGAACTTTTTGCTCATGTTAATGCAGTAGAAGGGGAATTAAAGGATGAGTTGAATAATATTAAGTTAGTATTAAACAAATTGGTTATGAATAACTTGGATAAATCAGAATGAAGGTAGCGGTAGTTTCGGATTCTCACTATGGTTGCAGAAATGATAATCAAGTATTCATGAATCAAATTAGGAAGTTTTATGAAGAAGAGTTTTTCCCTACTCTAGAAGATCGAGGTATAGACACAATTATCCACATGGGAGATGTTGTTGACCGCCGAAAATATATCAACTGGAAAACTTTGTATCAGATGAGAGATATATTCTTTGATCGATGTGCTGAGAAAAATATAAACCTCCATGTCATAATCGGAAACCACGATGTATTCTATAAGAACACAAATATAGTCAATTCGATGGATGGTTTGCGTCTAGAGTCCAATGACCAATTTCACATTTATGAACAAGCTACAGAAATTGAATTGGAT